CTCATAGTGTATGCATTTGATGCAATTGCATCATGAGTAATTGTTAACACATCAGTAGCTGTAGGATTATTTCTGTAAGTTACAGTTACTGTAGTGGTACTTGCTTGGACTATTGAAATAATACCATTCAGACTCACATATCTGTTGCCTGAAGTTTCATCGGTATTAGTGACCCAAATTTTTAGGAATTTTTCCATAATATAAAAATTTTAAAGGTTAAACATAACGCAAAGATACTACTTCTATTTTTTCTTTTTCAAGCGATTTTTAAGAATCTTATAAACATCAATTCCATCATCGGATTGAAAAAATGAAGCTACTATCCAATCAGGATCTTCTCCAAATGGTACGGATAATAATCTTTTTTTATTGTTTGGAAGATTATAATAAATTTCTTTATCATTATTCTTCTTCACCAAAAATCCTGCTTTAAATATACTATGTACATGATCTTGTAATTCTAACATCGGATCATTAATGGTATTAATAAAATCAACAGGATTGTTTTTAGCGTATACTAATAAATCTCTTTTGATTTCCGGTATAGTCATGTTATCTACAACGTTTCCTAATAACACCCTACATACTTGTATCATTTTAGGAGTATCTTTAGATAATTCGTTAGCCGTAACTTGCGCTTCAAGCGCCTCTTCTGCTACCTCTAACTCTTGAGAAGCGTCTCTTTCTTTATTTATTTCCTCAAAAATATTTCCGTTTCCAGGATGATAATGTAAAAATTGTTGTAACACTTGATTATCCCTTTGTACTTGAAGCATACCATCTTCAAAAACAATAGGCTCTAAAATTGCGTTTCCATCTTGCTCATCTTCAAATGGGCTTTTTTGATTTCGTGCATACCTCATAGGTCTATTTACTCCTTTGTCTTCATCAAAATGTAATAAAGGGGATCTCGATGAATGACGAGAAGATAACATATAACATAGGGGAGTTTTGTTGCCAGAAAGTTTATAAACTTTAGTGACAAAAGTTGATTTTTTTTTCATTGTATTTAATTTAATTTGATTTGATTTAAAAAAAGTAAATCTTACCCCCACCTAAGCGAGGGTAACACTTACATAATAATATTAATCTTGAAATAAGAAGAAGTTGTTTGCACCTAAAGTACAACAAGCTCTTTCACTCAAGAAGTTCACCTGCATCTTATCAACATCAGATGTTCTTGCACCACCAGCTGAGCCAGTTATCCAAGTTTTGTATCTTCTGTCTTCAGTTTCAGATGCTCTATATCTCACGTGTAAGAATGGTCTTTTTGCATTCTTTCCTAAGATTTGGTCATATACTGTAGTTGAGCCTGCTGGAACTAAAAGTCCATTAACTGCTCCTCCAACAATACCACCTCTCATACTAGGGTCATTAAGATATTTCCAGTCTGATTTATAAAAATCATAACCTCTTCTAAATCCTGTAAATCCAAGATTTAGCGCCATGTCTTTATCATTATCAAATAAACCATATGATGTTCCACCAGCTCCATACGAGTTTTGAGTGGCCAACATATCATCTATATCAAATGAAAAGTTTCTATTTACGAAAATAACATTTTCTTCAATAGAACCTTGTTTGTCAAGTCTTTGTATTACGCTGTCAAATTGAGCTAAAGTTGTTGGATTTCCTCCACCAAATACATTACCTCTCTCGTTAACTACAAAAAATATTCCATCAGAACCAGACTCATCCGCTACAGATGCTGCAGCTCCTACACCTTGTAAGTAATCTCCTGCCGCAGAAGCTGCTTCCGCAGGTACTGCTTCAATCATTGCTGTTTCAAGATAATCGTCAAATCGTAGCCTTGTTTCGTGCTCAGATTTTAGATACCATAAGTATCCACTTGCTCCATCTTCAGTTGTAACTTCTATCCATCCAATTTGAGCCATATCAGAACCAGACACTTCATAAGTATCTTTGATAATAATTGGCTTATTGTCAAAAATGAAATCATCTGCTTCGTTAGAACCAACCATTCCAGCTGTTCCTTTAGCAAATTCTGATCCATAAATAAAGCAAGATACTGTTCCTGCTCCACCACCTGCTGCTGCAAATGCTGGTAAACCTCCTGCTTCATAAAATCCTACAGTGAAAGTTCTAGCTGCTGCACCTGTTCCTCCTGGTGGCGCTGTTATAATTCCTTTCGCTGATAAGGTTGAACCTACAGTGTCATCAGTAATCATAACTGTTTGTCCCTCTCTTAATGCTGCTAAATTAGGCGCTGCAAGAGCGGGATTAAAGTTAGCATTAACACCAGGACCTGGAATAACAAAAACTGCGGAAGTAGCTGCTGCCGCTGTTGCTGTTGTTAAACTTGTATACTTTGTGTGTAACCTTCCTTGTTCTGCCCATTTAATAAGGTCAGAATTTGAAGGCATTTCAGCACCTACCATTCGTAAGAATGATGCTACTGTTCTATTCCCGTATCTTTCGAATTCTTTTTCGTAAGTATCGGGTAGATATTGTTGTAACCATGTAAATCCTGTTGAAGGGATATAATTTGTAGACACGGGTACTTGTTGTGCACTGGGAGTTAAATCATACCCAGGCGTTGCTTGTACTGCCATAATATTTAATTTTTAAATTGTTAAACTTTTCTAATACTTCTAATTTTGAGTCCGCTTCCACTAGTAGTATCTCCTACGGATCTTATTTTCATTCCATCTTTTGAGACGGTTTGAGAAGATTGTCTTATATCCATATTGATGTTTTTAGATTTCCTAGAAACATTATCTACAGTTGCAGACACTCCTTGATCGTAAAAAAACTGAGCAAATTTTTCAGGGTTCATAGCTACAGCTAATGAACGGTGATAACCTTTAGGGTCTGAAATAAAACCGTCTTTGTTCATGTAAGAGTTAATATAATTATTAACATCAGATTGAACATTTTTAAGTTCTTCAGTAGTTCCAGGTTTAAAAGTAATATTTTTATCTCCTACAGTAAAATCAAAACCTTTGAATTCACTGTTAAAAACCTCGTCGGTTTTATTAAGGAAGTAATCATATTTCTTTTGGTTCTGCTCACCAATAGTTTTAGATTCCTCAAGATAACTTTTATAAGCATTTAAATTTTCTTGCTGATTATTAGATAGTCCACCCCCACTTGACTCAAGAGGAATTTTATATTTATCTTTTTGCTCATTCAAAAACTTCTTTGCCTTAGCAAGTTCTCGTTTTTTCGCTAGTTTTTTCTTCTTAATGTCTTTAGGCTCATCCAGTTCTTCATCAAAACTAAATTTGTCTTCAAGAACATCTTGAATATCTATAGCATCTAACCCATCTTCGGTAAAGCTATAAAAACTAGCTAGTACAGAGTCATCGTCCATAGAGTCGTAGTCTTTTTGTAAATTATAAAAGTCTTCAATCCCACGTCCAGTTTCTTTTTTGTACTTAAAATACGCAGACACATCTTCAGGTAACTCTTCGTTTGCCTCTTTTTCCGCAACCAGTTCATCAACTGTAGTTATGTCCTTGTCATATCTTTTCTTAATATAAGAAAGAATATCTTCATCATTTAACTCTGATGAGGGAGTTTTTTCATCACTTAACTCTGATGACGGAGTTTTTTCTTTAATTTCTTCTTTTACAGAAGATTCTTTTTTTATTTCTTTCTTCTCTTCTTTCTTCTCTTCTTTAGGTTGAGAATCTTCAACTACTTTTTCAGTTTTCGTTGGTTCGGCAGAATCTTCAAATTTTTCTTCATGTTTTTTTAACAACTCTTCTTCTATTTCTGCCTTGGACTTTTCTTCGACTTGTCCTAAGTCTCTTACTTTTATTTCCATAATATTAAATTAGATTAAATTTTAAACAAAGTTAAACAAAAAATATATACAAAATTTAGCCTATCTTGGCTCAAATTCTGCTAAATCAAAGCCATCGAGGCTATCTTCATTAGATTCAAAGTCTATAGCTGGTAAATCTCTTTTTCTTTGTTCAATCATTTTAGACTGTTGAGTAGACTGTTGGCTTATTCTATTATCTTTAGATTTTTCTCTATTTTGTTCTCTGGCATCAATTTGAGATTGCTCCAATCCTTTAAGTTGCATTTGAAATTGAAACTCGGTGTGCATTAATTGTTCTTTTAACATAGCTTCATTTTTTAGTTTTTCAATATCAAAGCTTATTTCCGCTTGTTTTAATTGCATTTTAGACTGCGTTTCCATTTGAATTTTTTGGGCTTCTCTTTGTGCTTCTGCTTGTTGTGCTTGTATTTGCATTTCGGCAGCCATTTGTTGTTCTTGCATTTTCTGCTGTTGTTCAGCTTCTTGTTTTTGCTTACGTTTTAATTTAAGCAACTGATTCGCCATTTTAAGATTATTAATTTCTCTAATATCTATAGCGTCTTCTAAACTTATATTTTCTTTCGATAAAGCCATTTGAATATTAGCTTCAAGCATTGCTTTTTCCTCTTCATCAGGAGCCATTTCTATAAATATTCCAAAATCATAAATATATAAATCTTTTATTTCTTCAATAATAGAAGAGTTATATTTTCCTATTTGCATAGCAAATTCATCTTTAAAATCTGAAAATTCTAATATATCTGCCGTACGAATAGAAAGACATTCCGCAATCGTTCTTGTAATATATAAACTAGCATTTAAGATGTGTCGAGTAGCGGTATTTGAATTTAATGCAGCTAGTTTTTGTACTCCCACTAACGCATTAGGGTCTGGAGTTGATCCATCTCTAGCTTCATTTAATCCCGTTACCCCTCTAATCATATCTAAATAATGATTATAATTAGCAATAAGCATCTGCATTTTACTTGATCCGCTATTAGCGGTTAATTGTTGAATAGGAATTTTAGCGTTATTAAATTCTCCATCTTGAGTAAAACTTCTTCCAATAACACTACCTGTTTGGAAATATAAACGCAATGCATCTTCAGGATTATATGCATTTCCTGTTCCTAAGTCCACTTCATTTAAACCATCGGCGTCTATAAACACACCGTCCGGAACAATTCTTGAAACTACTTGTTGAATTTTTAAATGCGTCATCTGTATTAAATCTGCAAAAGGAATCATTCTTCTTACTAAAGATTCAAGTTGTCCTTTATACATTCTAGGCGCACATATAGTATAATTCATATGTACTTTACTTAAATCAGATAGAGGGCGTGTCATGTTGTTTGCCATATGCCAACTAAGCATTAATGGATGCCCTAATATTTTAGCGCCAGAATATATGACCTCTATACTTCTAGATACCTTATTAAATTTGTCACTTGGAGGAGGATCAAAATCACTATTCTTTTCTAACGCTTTTTCTAATCCAAACTCAGTATTTTTTATTTTAAAAACTTGATCTACATAAGTTTTATATTCAAAATATAATACTTGAACTGTTT